TTCTCACCGATTTACATGACAGAAACTACCAATTCCCAACCCAAGAAGTCGAGCGATGGTACTTCGATACCGTCAAAGGACTCTCACGCACTTCCAGACGATATTGCTAGGGCCATTGCCTACCTCGAATATCGCAGACTCAGACACAAACATCCTCATTGCTAATGAAAGTACTCGTTGCTTGTGAGTACAGCGGGGTAGTACGTGACGCATTTACAAAACGTGGACATGATGCTACCAGCTGTGACTTCCTACCATCGGACAGGTCAAACGGTAAACACTACCAAGGCAACATGTTTGACCTAATCTACCCACACAATGTCTATGACTGGGACTTGATTATTGCTCATCCACCATGTACACACCTCAGCTTGAGCGGTTCCAAATACTGGGCCGAGAAAGTCAAGGATGGACGGCAACCCGCAGCTATTCGATTCGTTGAACGTATATGGGACTTGCATGAAAAGACAGGCGTAAAGCTATGTATTGAGAATCCTGTTGGTGCATTGTCATCACGCTCAAAACTAGGCAAGGCCACGCAATACATTCAGCCGTACCAGTTCGGCCACCCAGACAAAAAGCGTACGGGTCTATGGCTTCGAGGCTTACCCAAGCTAGAGCCTACCGATGTTATCGACATCACCAAGGTTGACCCCAAGATTGCTAATCGCTTGCACTTGCTGTCACCTTCAGCTGATCGCTGGAAGATTCGCAGCCGCACATTCCAAGGCATCGCTGACGCTATGGCCGAGCAATGGGGTTGAGTATATTTACTCATGACATTCTCCTCTAGCATTGTTTATAATGCTGGATGAGGGCATCACCCTCCACGTTGTTTACACCATTACATTCATGCAACCAAAAGCAAGAACATCCACATGCGTCAAGTCTATTGATGTATCACCACTCACAGGCACAGCCATCGTTGAGTTTCTTACAGGCACACGCTATGAGTACAACAATGTATCTCGTAAGGCTATTGCTAATCTACTTGCACAACCCAACATGAGCCTAGGATTCTGGGTCAATGCTAACTGCAAGGCCAAAGGTGTTAAGTGTAGAGAAATCACACCTGCATCCTTCTACAAACATAAACTTGCCAAGGTAAGACTTGTGCAAGAGCCACAACTACCCGTTCTTAACTAATGTCTAGCCACACAATGCAAGTTACTTTTGACAAGGCTGTATCCTCCTCCATTTTGGAGGCAGGGTACAACTACAACCCATCAACCAACAACACTATTACTGTTGAGTTTGACCCTATCGTAGAGCGTAATGGCACTTTCAAAGAGCTAGACGTTTACGACATACTAGAAAATGCAGGTCTTGGTCATCTTACTGACGAGATCATTTACACCAATTACTATGCAGAATGTCTCTAAAAAATGCAAAGACTGCGGAGAAGTCAAACCACTCGACCAATTTCCACTCTTTAGCACTTCGGGAGCAGGTCGCAAGAATACTTGCAAATCTTGCTCCAACAAACACGCAACAGTCCGCAGACGATTAAAACGACAGCACCCAATCCCCAGTGATGGTGAATGTCCCAGCTGCGGTAGGTACACCACACAATGGGTACTCGATCATGACCACAAGACCGACAGGTTCCGAGGTTACATCTGCAACGCTTGCAACGTAGCATTTGGTAAGTTCGATGATGACCCATCAACAATGCAACGCTCACTTAACTGGCTCCAATCACATGGCTAATTCCACCCAAACTGACAAGTACATCAAGACCTTTGATGTTGCTGATGACCCAATAGTCTATACACTGGTACGCACCAGCCCCTACACATTTGATGACATGCTACTAGGTGTCTTTGATAGCAAGGAAGCTGTATTACGTAGGCTCGCCAGGATTATGGACAGACCCGAACATGACGAGACTTTCAAGATTGAAACACACAATCTCAGAAACCTCAAACAAGAAATCGAGCTGGACAAATGAAAACCAAGGACATCAATGTCGCTGACATCCTGACCTTCGAGGACAGAGATGCAATAGCTAAAATCATTGACCAACGAGTGACAGAAGAATATGGTGACATGTTCCCTTTCAAATGGTCAGTAAACATCTCAGGACACTTTATTTGCAACTAACATGAGTACACCACACCATGAAGATAGGCTGCTGGACATTTTCCAGCAAGTCAAGGAGGCTTTCCCTTACTACGATGAGGAGAAGCAGATCGAGATTGCCAACAAGCGATTCGAGGATGAGCTTATATGAGGCACGATGAATGGAAAGTTCCAGTGTACTCTCTCATCATAATTACCGTAGTTCTAGGTAGCTCTGCCCTATTATCTGAGGCAACTATGTACAACCGACCAAACCCCAATCACAAATTGAGACTATTATCATGAGAAAACGTGACCCATTTGACAACAGAATACGAGAGCTGAACAAGTGGGAAGCCACTGACGAGTTAACTCAAGTGACTTTTGATATGGGTCACGAGGCAGCCCTAACTTGGGACTTACCACCCGCCTATGTATGTGTTGTACGTGCTGTCAAACAAGATGGCACGATACAAGAGAAAGCCTATCGCCAAGCCAACGCAGCGAAGCGGTACATGAAAGGCTTACTCATGAATGACGATGACTACATCGTTATGACCAGCAATGCTGTAATGGACACCCAAACTGAAATCCCATGAACCCATGTGACCTATCCGAGATTCTTGACAGACTCGGTTACTACATCAACGATGACACAGGCGAGGTGATGCTAGAAATAGATCCCTGTGGCCCACCTGTTATCGACAACCTAATGGTAATCCTGGCAGCTCAAGGGCTGTTGGTGACTAAACGCAACCCAGAGTTTGAGCTAGGTTTTTACCTACCAAACTGGCGTACCTTCAACAGTATGGAGGAGTACTGCAAAGTATTTCCCTACGAACAACAGTGTAAATCCTATGACATCTAATCTAACTCAACGTCAAATTGACCGACTCGATGACTACGAATACTCTCTCTTTCTAGCTTATGGTGACGCATACAAACCTACACAGACAGTTTCTCCTAGAACAGGAAGCGATCAGCTGTGGGAGACAAAGGCTGCACGACTCCATGCAGAAATTAGAAGAGAAATCCTACGCTTCCGCAAGCGTGTACGGGGTGTCATCAATCAGAGAGGCTTTACCTCATTTGATGCACACAGTTGAGAACACCTTTCACAAACTAAAGAATGGTCAAGCTGGTAAGTTTTACAGGGAAGTCTCAGAATATGTAGACGAGCTGGAACCACTAGCGATCTCAACAATAATCCTCAAGATCACCTTTGATCGAGTGTTCAGTACACAAAGAGGAGCAAACCTAGTAACACCCACACTTGTAGCTATTGGCTCTGCACTTGAGTCAGAATGTAAATTCAGATGGTACAAACGACACCATCCTGGATTGCTTAAATACATTGCGGACACTTACTTTCACGATGCTTGTGGCACAATGCAGAAGCAAGTTATTGCAAGTAAGAAGTTTGGGGAACGTGACATAAGATGGAAGCCTTGGAGTATCAAAGCCAAGACATCTATCGGAAGATGGGGGCTGTCTATAGTTATGGAGACCACCCAATGGTTTACCATAAACAAGCGTAAGACCCACCGAAAGCGTTATGATTACAGGGTTGTACCAACTCCTGAGTTTAACGACAAACGAGCTGAACTTATCAAGTCAGCTGAGTTGTTCGCTGGCATACCTTGGCCTATGCTAGTAGTACCTGACGAATGGGGTTACAACGAGAACAACGAAATTATCTACGGAGGTTATCTAACCAACCGCATGATGAAGGGTCATGACCTTACAAGAAAGGGCAACCCCACCATAATACACGGAGAAACACCTATTAACTTTCTAAACAAGTTACAAGGGGTGAAGTACCGTATTAACAGTCACATACTGCAAGTAGCAGTAGAGATGAGGTTGAGAGGTAGAATAATAGGTAAGTTTATACCTATAAGTCCTGCTTTCAAACCACCTCGTCCTCCAAATGCTGATGATGATAGTGATGTCAACCTAGCATGGAGACGTGCTACGGCAGAGGCACACAACGCTGACAGAATCAATTTCAAAAGATCAGTCAGAACACGTACTCAGCTAGAGGCAGCCGAGAAGTTTAAAGATGATGTCTTTTATCTTTGTTGGTCTTACGACTACAGAGGTAGAGCATATCCTATCCCAGCTTTCTTGACACCTCAAGATACAGACTTTGGTAAAGCATTACTAAGATTTGCTGATGAGTCTAGCGTGACAGATGAAGCAGAGCTATGGCTGTCATTTCAGGTGGCCACTACGTTTGGGCTTGATAAGAGTACGCTAGAGGACAGACATCAATGGGTGTCTGATAACACAGAACTCATTACCAAAGTAGCTACTGACCCTATCAGATACTTGTCTGAGTGGGAAGCAGTTGATGAGCCTTGGCAGTTTATGGCTGCATGTCATGAATACTACCATTGCTGCATCAAGAAAGACAAAACTACTACAGGTCTTATGGTTGCAGTTGATGCAACTTGCTCAGGTCTGCAAATATTAGCAGGACTAGCTAGAGACCGTAGCACTGCAGAACTTGTAAATGTTGTCCCTAATTCTAAACCTAGTGACGCATACAAGGCGGTAGCAGATAAGGCAAAAGAGTTTCTCCCAAGCTACATGCACCATTGGATGGACAGGTCTGTGTGCAAACGCACAGTGATGACCATACCATACAATGCTACTAAGGATAGTAGTCGCAAGTACATACGTGAAGCGTTACTTGAGAAAAAGATTGACCCTACCAAAGACGAGCTGACACAGATCGTTAATGCTGTATATCAAAGTATGGACAGCATAGTGCCAGGGCCAATGCAAGTGATGCGATGGATAAAGAAGCATGTCGGGCTTTACATCAGAAATGGTGCTAAAGAAGTTCAGTGGGTCACACCGTCTGGATTCATAGTCAACCAACGTAGGGATGACATTGAAACCATGAGGATGGAGCTGCAGCTGTTAGGACGTACAAGTATTAGATTACCTACGGGTAAGTTTACTCCTAGTCCTACAAAGCATAAGTCTAGCACTGCCCCAAACTACATTCATTCATTCGATGCTTCGATCCTTCACAGATCATTTACACAGTTTGATGAACCATTCACAGTTATCCATGACTCTGTTCTTTGCAGAGCAGGAGACATGGGAACACTCAATCGCCTTGTGCGAGAAACCTACACCAATATCTTTTCCGAGAAATGTTGGCTCTCAGAATTTGCAGAGACCATCAACGCCTCAGAACCGCCACCAATCGTTGGGACACTAGACCCAAAGGTTGTATCCAATTCCACCTATTTCTTTTGTTAACATGCACACACACGTTACACCAGACCCAGTAACACTCGAAGGGTATCAAGCAATACTAAAACCTGGCGAGTGGGGCTATAAACTTGCAGCTCTTGTTGATGAGAAACTTATCAAAGATCTCGAAGAGGAGCGTGAGTCAGCTCTAGAATGGGCTAGAAGCAAGGCTAAGAACCCTAGAAGGGTAACAGTCAAGCCTGAGCCTTGGGAGGAGCTACAGACCCAGAAGGGTACATATCAGCTCAGATTCACATGGAAGGACGGTGATAAGTTCTTTCCTGTTGTAGTTGATACAGAGGGTACAAAAATAGAAGATATTGAGACTCCTGTGTACAGCGGTAGTAAAGTTAAGTTAGCTTTCTTCCAAAAGCCTTACATACTTCCAGCTGGAGACATAGGTACATCACTGAAACTAAAAGCTGTACAAGTTGTTAGTCTCAACAGTGGAGCTGGTGTCGTAGATACTGGCGACCTTACACCAGAGGCAGCAGCAGAGCTGTTCGGTGAGACAAAAGGTTTCAAGGTCGAAGATCCTAACGTAGATGCAAGTCCTTGCTCTGTAGAACCTGACGATGACTTCTAATGCGTAGCCACTTAGAGGAAGAGATAGTAGAATTGTTTGAGGAACTTGATGTTGAATACGAGTATGAATCTACAAAGATTCCGTATACTATTGAAGCCAAGTACATCCCTGATTTTAAAGTTGGGGATGTGTACCTCGAAGCCAAAGGCTACTTCCCATCCGATCAAAGACGTAAGATGAAAGCCGTAAAAAAAGCTAACCCTGAGTTAGACATTCGGTTCATCTTTCAAAACCCATTAACTAAAATATCCAAGCACTCCAAAACATCTTATGCGATGTGGGCTGAGAAAAATGGATTCCCTTGGTGTGTATATTATGCAATCCCAGTTGACTGGCTCAGATGAATCAACCTTCCTATATCACACCAGCTGTCCTAGCTGTGGTTCGTCAGACGGTAATTCCGTATATTCTG